ATCCGGGTGATGAAGTGGGCGGGAACCGGCAAGGATCGGCGGTTGGAAAACGCCTCGATGACTGAGGCAAGCGCCGGGCTGATACTGGATTCGGTTCAGTTTCTTCGGCACTTAAACCCGATCCGTAGGGTGAACCTGGTACGCCAACCGGTGATCCGGGCCAACGGTCGCCTCGAGCTCCTCCCAATCGGGTACGATGCCGAAAGCGCCACGGTGACCGTCGGGGAAATATCCTTTGAGGAAACCATGCCCCTCGATGATGCTCTGGTAATCCTCGACGATCTTCAGAAGGAATTTGCGTGGCCCCGGGAGGATGCCATGCGCTCGAGGTCGATCGCTCTCTCGGCCCAACTTGCGGTCTTCGGGGACATGATGCTGGAACCGGCGCACCAGCGTCCGGTCTGGATCTATGGGGCCAACCGTGAAGGCGCAGGGAAAACCCTTCTCATCCGAACGGCGGTATGCCCGACCTTTGGCCCCGCGGTGATCGGCCCGCCCCCGGATCCCTCAAGGTCGGATGCCCTGGCGAAACTTCTGGCATCGGCCGCACTCGCCGGGTCTCCCTATCTGATCTTTGATAATTGGGGAAAGGGTCATGTGATTGGCAATCCCTCCCTCGAGGCATTCATCACGAGTTCCACCTATTCCGATCGCGTGCTCGGGGTCAGCAAGATGTTCACGGTCGAGAAGCAATGCTTGGTTTTCATTTCAGGTAACGGGGCCCGGGTTTCCCCCGACATGCGTCGCCGGTCGCTGGTGATCGACCTCGAGGTGGTGGAGGCACGCTCAGAGGATCGGGAGATCAAGAAGCCCATGGGTGAACCTGAGATCCTGAAAGCCCGCCCTCAAATCTTGGGGGCGCTCTGGGCCGTGATCCGCGAGTGGGATCAGAAAGGTCGTCCCGAGGGATCCTTTCGCCACGGAAGTTTCAGTAAATGGTCTCAGATGTTTGGCGGCATCATCGAGGTGATTGGCTTACCCAACCCGTGCGCCATGACGAACCTCGTGGCAGACGATACCCTGCGTGACATGCAAAAGCTCGTGATCGAGGCGATCGAATCGTGCCTGGACGAAAAGGTCGGAAAGCAGTTTACTTCCGCGGAACTCATGGACTTCTCGCGGGAGCGCGGGTTCTTTGATTGGGTACTCGGAGATGAACCGCCAGATCGGGAGGACATTAAGCGGCAAGAGCGTTCCAAGTTCGCCAAGATCTGCGACCGCTTTGATGGTTCACGTTTTGGCGATTTGGAATTCGTAGCCGGTGAGGATGTCCGGGATGCCGAGACCAGGACACGCAAGCGGACATGGATTGTCCGCCGAGTGGGCTGACCATGCCCACCATGCCCAAGTCATAACCCGCTCCCTTCTAATGGTTTACTTTTTAAGTGGGCATGGTGGGCATGCTAAGGTGCTACGGAGCGCCATAAGGTTGATTTACGTTCCTGCGGGCGCGTCCGCACATGCGCGTGCGCATACAAACGGAGGGGTGACCATGCCCACCATGCCCACCATTTTGGAAATACTTCTCTTTCAGAGACTTCCGATGGTCATGGTCATGAGTCGAGACCATGCCCCCCACCATGCCCACCATGCCCAAAGATCGGAAAGGAATCTTTTAAAAGTTAAAAAGACTGCGGTTGGGCGCACTGCCTTGCAATCTTTGCAAGAAACTTTGGCAACCATAGGTTGACACTTACAGAGTTGGCATGAAGAACCACCATTTGTTCCACGCTTTATGAGTATCGGTGCCATTGCCCAGGCATGGGGGTGCTCCCGGCAAGCGGTTTCCAAATGGGCCAAGAAGGGAATGCCTACTTCCTCGATCGAAGCGGCATCTTCCTGGCGGCTCGGACATGGGCAACGCTCGGCCCGGGTAAAACTTCTGCCCACGGTCACGGCCCCGGAGCCGGTGCTTCTTGATGATGTTGCGGATCCGGCTGTGCTCCTTGATGTCGAATCCCCAGAGGCCGTCCGGGATCGGGCCAGAAAAATGGAAAGGGCGGCCTATGCCGGGTATCAACGTCGCCTTCAGGCTGATGATTTTGAAGGAATCATGGCCGCCATTCGCAATTACAACGCCGCCGCCAAGGGTCGTGCGGATGCTGAGTTGGTTTTTATCAATCAACAGAAAGAAAGAGGGGCGCTGGTCGACCGCGCAAGCGCCATCAATTCTCAAAATCGGAAATTAGCCGCAATCAAAGATCACCTGACAGCGTTACCGGAAGCCATGGCAAAGCGGTGCAACCCGGTGGATCCCGATTTGGCATCCATGGTTTTAACGGAGTGGGTGGAAAAAACACTCCGCGCCGCGGTCGAAGCATAAGGGTCTATGATCTGCGACATCGAATTTGAGAATGAGGCCCGGGCAATATTGGCCCCAGAAACCCCGCAATCAGTTTCGGAGTGGTGCGAAGCCAACCTTACCCTGTCCGCCCGATCCTCGAGCTCTCCGGGGCCTTATAGCACGATTCTGACCCCATACGTCCGCGAACCACTCAACAGAACCGGTCAAGCCAGCACAAAAAGCATCACTTTGTGTTGGGCGGCTCAGACATCCAAGACCACCACGCTGATGGCGGCCCTCGCCTCAAGGATCGCCCGTCGGCCGACTCCGGCGCTCTGGGCTATGCCGTCGGAATCCCTGGCACGATCCTTCAGCCGGGATCGTTTGCAACCGTTGATCGACGATTGCCCGGCCCTTTGCAATGAAAAGCCCGATGATGAAGACCGCTTTGCGGTTTTGAGCATGGAGTTCCGAAAGATGAACCTGAACCTTTGCGGTGCCGGGAGCGCAAGCGCTTTGTCCTCGAGGAGTGTGGGTTTGGTGATTGCCGATGAGGTCGACAAGTTCCCCGAGGAAAGCAAGAGGGAAGCGTCGGCCCTCCGGTTGGTGGAACTCCGCACAAGGAATTTTCCCCAGGGATGCGTATTAAAGACGTCCACCCCCACCCTCGACACCGGCGCAATTTGGCAAGAGTGGCTTTTGGGCGATCAACGGCACTACATGGTGGCATGCCCGGTATGCAATCATCAGCAAAAGATGGAGTGGGAGGGTGTCCGATGGGATCAATCCGCAAAACTAGAAGAGGGATGGGACTTTCGCAAAGTGGCCGCCAGCACCCATTACATTTGCTCGGCATGCGCCGCTTCGATTTATGAGCAAAGCAAAACGGCAATGCTCCGCGGGGGTCGGTGGGTGGCGATTAACCCGGACGCCCCTCGAGGCGTTTATTCGTATCACCTTAATGCGCTTTATTCGCCTTGGGTGAGTTGGGGGGAACTGGCGGTCGACTTCCTTCGGGAAAAGGAATCCCCGGGGGGGCTCCGGTCGTTTATTAATTCCACCCTCGCATTGCCTTGGGTTCCACAAGCCGCGACGATCAAGAGCTCCGAGATCGAGGAAGTGGTCAAGGCATCGACCGAATACTTGACCGGAAAATGCCCGATTGAGGATCCGGCGGTGCTCATCATGAGCGTGGACGTTCAACAAACGGAACTCTGGTGGGTGGTTCGCGCCCTGGCACGGGACGGGGCAAGTTACCTTGTCGACTACGGGAGCGCGATCGGATGGGAAGCGATCCGCCAGATCTTTGCCACCCCCTACCCCATGCCCTCCGGGGCAACGGTGGTTCCGCAATTCGGGATGGTGGACTCAGGGTACGCGGCCCGATCCATTGCCGGGGTCTACGATTTTGTTTCCTCGATGCCCCGCTCGTGGGCGGCCTACAAGGGCCGGACGGTTTCCCAAGGCATGAAGACGCCGGTCGTCTTTCAGGAAATCATGTCCCGAGACAAGATGATTCCGTTGTACCAGGCGGATGACGATTTCTGGAAAGAGCGCCTCTACCTTCAGGCAATCCAAAAAAAGGAAAGCCGTTGGTATTTGCCCAGGGATATTCGTCGCGATTATATCACCCAACTTACCGGTGAGCGGTTGGTCGAGCGGCGTGGCCCCCGGGGAACCAGCGGTTTGGAATGGCGAACCGTCGGTGCAAACCACCTTGGAGATTGCGAAAAGATGTGGTTGGTCGCCGCGGGAGAGTGGCAACGCATGAACGGAGAGGCCCCGGCCGAAGAGTGAAGCGCCCCCGGACAAATCAAGAGCTCACCCGTGTCGTGGCAGAAATGAAAGCAATCCACCGCAATCAAAAAAATTCCCTTTTAGAAGAGGAAGATCAAGCGCGGATCGCAACGATCCTTCATTTGTTCGATGCCAGTTATGTGCTCCCGAAAAGATATGCCGCAATCAAGGTTGCCGAAACCGTTGACGCCGATGATCGGAAGTGACCCGTGCCCTACTTTTTACCAAAGCATTCACGAGGGCCGAGCTCCTCGGGATCCTCGAGGATTGCAAAAGCCGCATCCTTGCCGGTCAGGGACAACTCGCTTTTGTTTCAAGTTCCAGCGCCGGGGGGCGTAGCGCCGCCATGCTTCAGAACTACGCAAGCGAGGATCTGATGGAAATTGTCGTCGAGGCAATCGACATCGTCGACGGCAAGGCCACCGGCGCGGGCATCACTTACATTACTTTCGGAGGAACACGATGAATATTTCTGGTTATGTCGGCCGCATGCTCGACGCCCTCGGATGGCGTCCCACGGAACGCTCTTTGGTTTGGGCCCGCGCAACCGATTCCCGTGAGGACATCACAGACGTCGACCGGATGCGTTTGGTCGCCCTTTCCCGCAAAGTTTATTACAACAACGCGATCGTTAAATCGGCCATCACCGACATTGCTCGGTATTCGGTCGGCGGCGGAATCCGAGTCATGCCAAAGAGTGGCGATGAGAATTGGGACGAACTTGCCAAGGTTTGGTGGTCGTCCTGGTGCAACTACCCCGAGGTCAGCGGAAAATTTGATTTTCAGACCCTCCAACTTTTGATTTCCGAATCGCTTGACCGAGATGGCGAGATTTTTATTGTTCTGACCAAAAGCAAGGACGGATCCTGCGCTCAATTGCAACTTGTAGAAGGTCACCGGGTGCAAACCCCTCCCGACCTCGAGGGTAAGGAAGGGCTCTTTGATGGCGTCCAAACGGATCGCTTCGGGCGTGCCCTTGCCTATTACATCATCAATTCCGCCGGGGATTTTAAAAAGATCGATGCGGAGGACATGATCCATATTTTTGAACCCGAGCGGGCCGACCAGGTGCGCGGGTATCCACGCATTGCCGTGGCGATCAATACCGTCCTCGATCGCGACGAGCTCTTGCGCCTCGAGATGCAAGCCACCAAGGCGGCCAGCACGATTTCCCTTGTCGCAACATCCAAGAACGGAAGTGGTGGCGGGATCTTTGGCCCAACGGCTCAAGACGACAATAAGACACTCGAAACCGTCTGGGGTGGCGGGGCGCTCATCCGCTTGAGAAACGATCAAGATATCAAGTCTTTCCAACTCAACCGGCCCAACGACCGGCTCGACCAGCACCTCGAGCAATACATCCGGGCCGCTTGTTTGGGGCTTCAGCTTCCCTATGAATTCGTTTGGGATTCAAGCAAGGTTTCAGGAGCAAACACCCGACTCATCACGGCCAAGGCCGCCCGTCGGTTCGAGCAACGACAAAACCTTCTTATTGCCCAAGCACTTCGCCGGATCTGGAGATACGCCGCGGCAGTTGCCATTAAAAACAATGCGCTCCCGGAAACCGCTAACTGGTTTGAAGTGGATTGGATTCCGCCACGTTCCATCACGGTGGATCACGGCCGGGACGCCCAAAGCGACATTGCCCTGGTCGAAGCCGGACTCATGTCTCGCGCCGAGTATTTTGGAAGCTACGGTCAGGATTGGGAGGAGCAAACCGCCCAGATCGCAAAGGAAACCCGACTCCTTGGCCCCCTGCAACCGATCGTCCTTCCCTCTCCCATTCCACCACGGCCGCCGGGAGTGGATGTCGGAATGCCTCAAGCCTGAGTGTTGACGCCCCGGCAGGGGCATGAAATTCACCGGCGTTTCCGTTATTACTATCGGCCCTGCTCTCGGGCACGATACCGAGATTGATTCCACCACCCTCGAGCAAGTCGTTGCCCTCGGCAACGCCGCTTCTCCGGTCAAGGTATTTCCTGACCACGATGAAAGCGTTGCCGGGCTGATCGGAGCAATGAGCAACTTCCGCGTCGAGGGAGACCAAGTTCGCGCCGACATGGAATTGATCGGAGAGCACCCACTTTCCAACTATTACTCCAAGATTCTCGACATCTTCCCGGATTCCCTGGGCTTTTCCATTTCTTGGATCGGCAACTGCATCGAAGCCGCCGGGGCCAAGTTTGCCCGCCTTTCGGAGCTCCTGAGTGTGGATTTGGTCAGTCGCGCCGCGGCCAACCCTTCGGGGGTCTACTCCTCGAGGTCTTCCAAGAAAAAACTTTCTGCAAAACAAACAGAAACAGCACCAGAAATTGAGCAACTTTCGCAAGCACCGGTTGACAGCGTGGAAATGACCAACATGGAATCAACACCATCCGCACCCGTCCAGGAAGCCCTCGCCGTCGACCCGATCGCCACCGCTTTGGCTCCCGTCATCGAGTCCATCAAGGCTCTCTCCGATAAACTCGACGCATTCATCGCCCAGGATCCCGTGGACGATCAGAAGGCCATCGATTCTGCCATTGCCGCCGAGGCAAACGGTGAGATGAGCGCCAAGCTCGATGCCGTCATGACCAAGCTCTCGATTCTCGAGGAAGCCGGTCGCGGAACCAACGGCGTCGACGCCGCTCCCGAAAGCGAGAACCTTGTCACCCGCTTCGAGTCCCTGACTTCCGACAGCGAGAAAGTCGCTTTCGCCCGCCAGCACCCCGAGCTCCGCAACATGCTCGGCAAGTAATTCTGCACAACAACTCACCTTAAACCCCAACCACCACCACTATGGCCGCAACACTAACCGGACTTAACGACACGCTGATCTCCCAGATCGCGCTAAATTCCTTCACCGCCTGCCTGGCACCACTTTCAAAATTTACCACGTCCTAT